ACGGGAGCTCTTGCACGCGCAGCGGTACTACAACATGATTCGTGGTATCTGCTGGGCGACATGTCAGCACTAATAACCATACTTCAACAGACTATACTCACAAGTTCTACAAGCGTCACGGCGGCGATCCTAGCCCTAACAGTACTCCCGAAGGGTAGGCCCTACGTAATACCCGATGGCGACCCGGCTTTCCCGACATTCGTGCGCTTCGCGGTGGGCACAACCACCCCACCTCCTGTGCTCAAGACGTACGTTGCCGGTTTTCTATTCGGTTGGGACTCTGTGCTCGCATATATATTGGGAATACTTGGTGACCCGAACCCCGACTCCTATCGCGCCGAATATCAGGCGGCAGTCACGGGCCTCAACACCTACTTAGGTAGTGTGGTCGGTGCTTTCAACGTCACCACATTCGAGTATGCTTTTGCCCTTACGTGGGCTCCTTGACCGTTACCCACCCCCTGTAGCTCATGAAGTAAAATTGTAAATCCTCATCGTTCATTACTACAGGCAATGGCAAGTACCTACTCCACAGTATCCCAGCAAACTTATACTCAATTAGTCCTAGATCAGAACGCGGAATGGTATACACCTCAGGCCATGCGCTCGCTCATCAATGCCCTACGGACGGCAGATTTCAAGCAGGTTTCGGGGCGGACCCAAGCTATGCAGGCTTTGACATCCGTCATACCGGTCCAACCGTACTCCGTCAATGACTCAGGGATTAATACACTCGACCTACGTTTCGGTACCAAGGTCAACGCTGGTGTCGCGTCACCGGCTGTAGTGTACATTGCCGCATTTTGCGACGGGTGGGACACGGCACTCACTAACATCCGTAATGCTCTAGACACCACAACAAGGCAAATGAATAATACTACGGTCGACAACTCCAACGGGTCGGAAATGGACCAGTCCAAGTCAACCCCCGACCCTAGGCAGGCAATCGGAGCCACCAACGACGCCACCCTCTCATACAACAGGGGCCTGAGCAAACTGTGCGACCTCATGCGCACTGGTACCGGTGCATTCAACTATCACCTGTTCGAGGCAAAGTACGCGCTCACTTGGAGCACTGCAATGGAACCCCGCTACCCTGGGGGGCCAGTCCCACACTCTGGTGGACCAGGCTCCCTTCCGGCTCCGGACATACGTCCGCTACCATACCTAGCTCCGGTCAACATGGTACAGCAGACCCCTGAGTTCGCGTCCCATATCGTCGCT